TACTAAGGTTGAAATGAATTATACTATATGTGCGCCTAGAATGTACAAGGGTAGAATAGAATCTTTAGTAACTAAAACAATGGGCTTTGCGGACATGATTCAATTAACTCATTTAAAACTTCAACAAGTTATAGCTAGAATGGTACCCGATGGTGTATTTTTAGACATGGACGGTTTGGCTGAAGTTGATTTAGGTAATGGAACTAATTATAATCCAGCTGAAGCTTTGAATATGTATTTTCAAACTGGTTCAGTTGTAGGTAGATCACTGACACAAGATGGTGATCCAAATAGAGGTAAAGTACCTGTTCAAGAACTTTCTACCTCTGCTGGTCAAGCTAAAATTAGTTCTTTGGTTAATACGTATAATTATTACGTTCAAATGATTAGAGATGTAACCGGATTAAATGAAGCAAGAGATGGAACTTTACCAGACAAAGACACATTGGTTGGTTTACAAAAAATAGCAGCTCAACAATCTAATATAGCTACTAAACATATAAATAATGCTAGTTTATATTTAACTTTGAGATTGTGTGAAAATATATCTAAAAAAATAGGTTTAGCTTTGTCTTATCCTTTAACGAATAATTCTTTGTTAGAAAGTATTTCAAGATTTAACGTTCAAACCTTAAGTGAAATAGTAGAAAAAAATCTTCATGATTTTGGAATATTTTTAGATCTAGAACCTGATGAAGAAGAGAAAGCTAAATTAGAAGCTAACATACAAGTATCTTTACAGTCTGGAGGTATTGACCTAGAAGATGCGATAGATTTAAGACAAATAAGAAATCTTAAATTAGCTAATCAAATGCTTAAGCAAAAGCGTAGACAAAAAGCTAAAAGAGATCAAGAAATTGCTCAACAAAATATGCAAGCACAAGCAAGCGCTAATGCGCAACTTGCTCAGCAAACAGCAGAAGCTGAAACTCAAAAACAACAAATATTAACTGAGCAAAAAATACAAATTGAGCAAGCTAAGTCACAGTTTGAAATACAACGTATGCAAACTGAATCTCAAATAAAACAAACTTTAATGGCTGAAGAATTTAATTATAATTTACAGCTAGCAAAAGAAAGATTAAAATCTGAGAAACTTAAAGAGCAAGATATAGAAGATAGAAAAGATAAGAGAGTTCGTATAGAAGGAACTCAAAGATCACAAATGATTCAACAACGGCAAAATGATGGAATGCCTATTGATTTTGAATCGACTAACGATAGTTTAGGGGATTTTGGCATAGAAGCCTTTGGTCCTAAATAATTATTAATTTTATAATATTATATTATGGCAGAACAAGAAGCGGCCGTTGAGGTCAAGCAAGAGGGTGATTTTAAAATAAAAAAGAAACCTAAAAAATTAGGTGAACAAAACCCTAACGAACCTATAAAGGTTGATTTAACAAAAGATCCAAACACGCAAGTAGAAGATCCTATAAAAGTAGAAATTAAAAACGAAGACAATGCCGTTCAAGCACAAGAGACAAATGTGGGCGATGTTGTTGTCGAAGAACAAAAAGACGCAACAGACAGCAAAGAAATGGCTGAAGAAGTACGGCCGTCCGAAAAAGAATTAGAAACACCTATTCAAGAAATAACTGAAGATGAGCTTGATGAAAAAACAATAGAGTTGTTTGAACAAGCAGAAGAAGCGGTTAAAGAACAGGTTAAACAAGGTAAACCATTACCTGAAAACATTGAAGCACTTGTTAAATTTATGAATGAAACAGGTGGCACAATGGAAGATTATGTTAGACTTAATTATGATTATTCTAAAATAGATGATCAATCATTGTTAAGAGACTACTATAAAAGTACTAAACCACATCTTAATCAAGAAGAAATAAATTTTTTACTTGAAGATAAGTTTAAGTACGATGAAGAAATTGATGAGCCGAGAGACATTAAGAAAAAGAAATTGGCTTTCAAAGAAGAGGTTGCAAATGCTCGTAAAGACTTAGCTAAGTTCAAGGATCAGTATTACCAGGAAATCAAGTTGAGACCCGGTATAACCCAAGAACAGCAAAAAGCTTCAGAGTTTTTCAACCGATATAATGAGCAGCAAGAGCAAGCCGCTAAACAGGCTGAGCAGTTTAAAAATCAAACTCAACAACTTTTTAATAACGATTTCAAAGGTTTTGATTTTAGTTTAGGTGAAAAGAAGTTTAGATATAAATTGCAAAACCCTAGTCAAGTAGGTAACACGCAAACTGATATTAATAATTTTATTTCAAAATTTTTAAATAAAGACGGTAGTGTTGCTGATCCAGCTGGCTATCATAAAGCTTTATACGCTGCAATGAATGCGGATAAAATCGCTAACCATTTTTACGAACAAGGAAAAGCTGATGGTGTTAAAAACGTCATCGACTCTTCAAAAAATATAACTACAGACAAACCGAGGCAAGTTGCCGATGGAAACGTATTTGTTGATGGTTTAAAGGTAAAAGCAATTAGTGGTCTAGATTCGTCTAAACTGAAAATTAAACAAAGAAAATTTAACTAATTAAAACTTTAAATTATGGCATTAACCCCACAATTTGGAAGTATAGTACCTTCGCAGTTACAACAAACACTGCCTAGTGCTTATATTTCCTTTAATGAACCAGGTGGTGGCGGAAACTTTGCGCAACAATATTTACCTGAGCTATACGAAGCTGAGGTAGAAAGATATGGTAACAGAACGTTATCAGGCTTTTTGCGTATGGTTGGAGCTGAACTACCTATGACATCAGATCAAGTAATTTGGTCTGAGCAAAATAGATTACACGTTGCGTACGAAAACTGTACTTTCGTAAGTGCTACAGGTGTAATCACACTTGATCCAGGTGGAGTTCAAGGAACTTCAAACGTTATATCTTTACAACAAACAGTTGTTGTATTAGATGACTTCGGTAATGAAGCTAAATGTTTGGTTGTTGGTAGTACTCCTGGACTTGCAGGCACAATTACAGTTGAGCCTTACACAGCTGCTACACTTGCTGCTGCTGGTTTGCAAGGAACAGTAAAAGTCTTTGTATATGGTTCTGAATATCCAAAAGGAACAAATACAACTATTGCTGGAACTGGTGCTCAAGCTATTGCTGGTAATGATTATCCAATTATTACAGTAGAGCCTGCATTTACTCAATTTTCTAACAAACCTATTATCATTAGAAACAACTATTCAATCAACGGTTCTGACACAGCTCAGATCGGTTGGGTTGAAGTAGCTACTGAAGATGGTAGTGGTGGATATTTATGGTATATTAAAGCTGAGTCTGAAACAAGACTACGTTTTGAAGATTACTTAGAAATGTCTGTTGTAGAAGGTGAAAAAGTTGCAGCCGCATCTCCTATTACAACTGTAACTGGTACTGAAGGTCTATTTTCTGCTATTGAAGGCAGAGGTAACGTACAGGTTGGTTTTCAAGCAGCTACTGGTATTAGTGACTTTGATGATATTCTTAGAAACTTAGATACTCAAGGAGCTATTGAAGAAAACATGTTGTTCTTAAATAGAAATTCTAACTTAGATTTTGACGATATGCTTGCTGGAATCTCTGCTGGAGGTTCTGGTGGTACAGCTTTTGGATTATTTGAAAACTCTGAAGAAATGGCATTGAACCTTGGGTTCAGCGGTTTCCGAAGAGGTTCTTATGACTTTTATAAAACTGACTGGAAATACTTAAACGACGCTTCAACGCGTGGTGCTATTGATGGTCCAGCTTCTATAGAAGGTGTATTAATTCCTGCTGGTACTTCAACTGTTTACGATCAAATTCTTGGAACTAACATTAGACGTCCTTTCTTACATGTAAGATATAGAGCGTCTCAAGCTGATGATCGAAGAATGAAGTCATGGTTAACAGGTTCTGTTGGTGGAGCTTTCACTAGCGACCTAGATGCTATGTCTGTAAACTTCTTGTCAGAAAGATGTTTAGTTGTACAAGCTGCGAATAACTTTGTATTATTCAAAGGAGTGTAAATCAATTAAGGTAAAGGGCGCTTCGGCGCCCATATACCTTTTATTTAATTATATTATATTATGGCAAAAAAAGAAAAAGTAGAGGTGGCTACTAAAGAACCAGCAGTGGTTACACCACCTGTTAAAACGCAAAAAGTTAATCAGTGGGAAATAAAAGATAGAACTTATTTAGTAAAAGGAAAACATCAACCGTTAACTTTAACCATACCTAGTAAACACTCGCGTAAAACACCACTTCTTTGGTTTGACAAAGAAAAAGCAGAACAAAGAGAACTACGTTACGCAACTAATATGAACTCACCTTTTGTAGATGAACAAAAAGGAGAAGTCACACTAGGACATATAACTTTTAGAGACGGAGTATTATCTGTCCCACGAGACAAACAAAATTTACAAAAACTACTTTCACTATATCATCCATTAAAAGATAGAAGATTCTACGAATTTGATGGAGTAAAAGAAGCTCAAGATGAATTACAAGATTTAGAGCTACAGCTTAACGCTTTAAACTCAGCGAAAAATATGGGTATTGATCAAGCTGAAGCTATACTTAGAGTAGAGTTAGGTAGTAAGGTTTCTAATATGAAATCAAAAGAAATAAAAAGAGATTTAATGTTATTCGCAAAAGAAAAACCAGGTTTATTCTTGAGTTTAGCTAATGACGAAAATGTTGAACTAAGAAATATAGGGATAAAAGCAGTAGAGCTTGGACTTATAACATTATCTCAAGATCAAAGAACTTTTCACTGGGGTTCAAACAATAGAAAATTAATGACAATTCCATTTGATGAAAATCCTTATTCAGCTTTAGCCGCTTGGTTTAAAACTGATGAAGGTGTAGAAGTTTATAAATCTGTAGAAAAACAACTATAAACAAGTGATAATATAATGGGGTAGTGTCATGCTGCCCCATGTATTATAATTAAAATAAATATGGCTATAAATGTAAACACTGTATATCAAACAGTTCTGACTATATTAAACAAAGAGCAGAGAGGTTATTTAACCCCAGCAGAGTTTAACAAAGTAGGTAGTCAAGTTCAATTAGAGGTATTTGAAAAATACTTTGATGATTTAAATCAACAATTAAGGGTGCCTCAAGCTGATGTAGATTATGCTGATAGAATTGTTAATCTTGATGAAAAAATAGCTATATTTAAAACTTTTGGAAATGCTGTATATGATAACACAAGCAATCCAGGTTTAGCTTATTTTACTTTACCTACCACCGACTCTTATGGTGGTAATGTAGATTTTTACAGATTAGGTACTGTAATATACACAAACGATAGAGGTAAACAAATAGAAGTGCAAAGAATATCTAGAACAGATTTTTATAACACTCAAATGTCTTCACTAACTAAAGCCTCAAAAGATTTTCCAGTTTACCTGTATGAAAACAGAGGAAATATAAACTCAGCAGGTCAACCTAATGTAATGACTTTACAAAATGTTATATATATAGAACCATCTTCTATAGTTTCTAATATTAAAGTAGATTATATTAGAAAACCAACAGACGTTATATGGGGCTTTACAACTGGCACAGCAGGTCAATATATTTACAATAATAATTATTTTAATCCAGCAGATGGCACCGGATCTATTGATTTTGAATTACATGAATCAGAACAAACAACAGTTATACTAAGAATACTAGCGTATGCTGGCGTAATTATAGAAGATCCTACAATTATTCAAGTAGCAGCTTCTCAAGTTCAAAGCACTGAGGTTAATAAAAAAAGTTAATGTATGGCATCAATAAACGAAACTAATCAACAATATTACGCAGGCGCACAGGGCTTTACTATATCAGCTGCTGCAGGTGAAAGTTCTTTTACTTTTACTTTTGATACAGATTTAATTTTAAAAAGCTACGATCCTAACAATATAGATTACCCTTTAAATAATTTTAAATTATACACAAGCACAAATGGTATAACCTTTCAAGAATATACTAGTCAATACGAACTAGTAGGTAATACAATATATTTTGGTACACAAGCAGTGCCAGTTGTTATACCTCAGGGTTCTACAGTTGTGTGTCAATTAAAATCACTTGAAGGTGGTAATTATGGTAATAAAGATGCCTATGGTACAACCGTAGAAAACAACTATGGTAGTTATGAATATCTTAAAATAAAAGACATAGTAAATAATTTTATAGTAGCATATGTAGGAGCAGGTAAGTTAATACCTAGCGTAAAGAGAACAGACTTAATTTTTCATGCTAAACGAGCTATGCAGGAATTTAGCTATGACACTTTAAAAAGTATTAAATCTCAAGAATTAACAATACCTCCTAGCTTAAGTGTTGTTATACCTCAAGACTATGTTAACCACGTTAGAATGTCTTGGATAGACGAAATGGGTGTACAAAGAATAATATATCCTTGTAACAACCTAACAAACAGTCCTTATGAGTCTCCAATACAAGATCAAAGTGGTATACCTACACAAGATAATTTTGGTAGAAACATAGAAGGAACATCTATTACAGAAGAAAGATGGAAAACAAATAACACCTCGTTAATAAATCAAGAGTTTAATCAAGAACAATACAACATGGGTCTTGATTGGTGGGGCTATGAATGGGGTTATGGCGGTATGTGGTTTTGGGGTTATGGTCAAATGTACGGCAACGATCCTCAATATGCTCAATATAATGGCTGGTTTAATATGAACGAAAGAGAAGGTAAAATATCTTTTTCTAGTAATTTAAGAAATAGACTTATTATATTAGAATACATATCTGACGGTTTGGCTTATAACGAAGATAGCAAAGTTCCTAAGCTTGCAGAGGCAGCTATGTATGCGTACATGTCTCATGCTGTTATAGCTAGCAGAATAAATCAACCAGAGTACATAGTACAAAGATTAAAACGAGAGGCTAGTGCTAAACTAAGAAATGCTAAAATAAGACTATCAAACATTAAACTTGACGAGATAGTTCAGGTTATGCGTGGTAAATCTAAATGGATAAAACACTAAAATTAAATGGCTGAATTTAAAAATGTTTTTATAAAGTCTAAAATGAACAAAGATCTAGACGATCGTTTGTTACCTCAAGGCGAATATAGAGACGCACAAAACATACAAGTCAGCAAGTCTGAATCTGAAGACGTAGGCGCGCTAGAGAATGTTCTTGGTAATAAAAAAATATTAGATTTTGCTACTGCTACCGGGCAAAACGACGTTGTATGCATAGGCCGTTTTGTGTCTGAAGAAGATTCAACAGTTTATTTTTTTCTTACAAACAACACAGACCCCAACAATTTAGCTTATAATAAATTAGGTAAAAACTTTATAGTAGCAGCTAATATAAATATAGATACTGTTACAACAAACATTTTAGTACAAGGAGCTTTTTTAAATTTTCATATATCTTTTCCTGTTTTAGGTGTAAATCTCTTAGAAGAATTATTATTTTTTACGGACAACAGAAACCAACCTAGAAAAATAAATGTTAATAGACCTATTGCTTCACCTAATTATTACCAAATAGAAGACACTATTAGTGTTGCTAAGTTTTTACCATATGAAGCTCCTTTGTTGTATCAACAAATAACTCAAGAGATGGTCAATGCTAATGCTAATTTAGCACCTGCATTAAACGATTATCAAACAACAATGCAAGATGTAGTTAGTCAATACTTGCCTGATTCTGAGTATTCATCACCTGGAACTTCTAATCCTTATTATAATTCTTTATACAAAGGTGATCCTGATTATTTAGAAGATAAGTTTGTTAGATTTAGTTATAGATTTAAATTTGATGACAATGAGTACTCTGTTTTTGCGCCTTTTACTCAAGAAGCTTTTATTCCTCAACAAGACGGTTATTTTTTGTTTCAAGGCAAAAACTTACCTAATCCTGAGTTAGATAACAACGATCAATCTGCTTCTTTTAGAAGTACTATTGTTGATTTTATGGAAAACAAAGTAAATCAAATTACTTTAATAATACCTATGCCATCTGTTGGAGATCCAGCACTACCAACAACAAATTTAGGAAATGTAGTAGATCAATTTAAAATAACAGAGTTAGAAATATTGTTTAAAGAGTCTGATGGAAATGCGGCTTTAGTTGTTGACACTATTCCAGCTTCTACAATAACAGCACAATACGATTCTAATAATCCTACTAATAATTTTGAATATGTTTACTCTGGTACAAAACCATTTAGAACTTTACCTGAATCTCAAATAACTAGAGTATATGATAAAGTACCTGTAAAAGCCTTAGGTCAAGAAGTTATAAGCAATAGAATTGTTTATAGTAATTTTCAAACTAAACATACCCCGCCTAGTGGTATAAACTATAATACTGGCGTAGCTGAAAAGTTAAATTTTAATGTAACATTAAATCCTAGTACTAATCCAACTACAGTTGGAAATACAACTAGTATTGTAGAATATCCAAACAGCACATTAAAACAGAATAGAAACTATCAAGCAGGTTTTGTTTTGTCAGATCGTTTTGGTAGAACTACTAGCACTATACTTTCAAATGGTGGAAGCTCTGGTGCTGGTGATGTTTCTTTTTCTACTGTTTTTACTCCGTATAATGAAGCTCCACCAACTGGTCCGGATATAGGGCAATGGGCAGGAGACGCTTTGTTTATTCAAATAAACGATCCAATTGACACTGTA